TTTCAAGCTGCTCCTTTAGCTTTTCAGCTATTAGTTCGGAAGTACTTTCTCCCTATAGGTCAATTTTTGTCCACTTTTCCGATTGTATCCGAGTGTGCAGTTGGAGTTAATGCGCATGGACCTGAATGGGACCAGTTGGCAAAAGCTATGCGTAAATTTGGAGACAATAGGATATTTGCGGGAGATTATAGCAAATATGATTTACGGTTGCCTATGCAACTTACAGTGGCTGCCCTGGATATTATGTTACAGATAGCCAAATCTTCAGGCAATTATTCAGCCGAAGACTTAAAAATAATGCATGGCATAATATCTGATTTGGTGTGTCCTCAAATGGCATATCATGGCGATTTGATAGAAGTTTATGGATCTAATCCGTCGGGTCAGAATATGACCGTTTATGTCAATTCATTGGCTAATTCTTTGATATTGCGGTGTGCTTACTTTGCATTACACAATTCCTGGTTCTACCATTGTCCGGCTTTTCGTGAGTCTGTTTCCGTCATTACATATGGAGATGATGACAAAGGCTCAGTGTCAAGAAAGTGTACGCACTTCGACCACTGCAAGGTTGCAGAATGGTTAAAACAATATGACATCGTATTTACTATGCCTGACAAAAACTCCGAACCTATCCCGTTTATGGAAGACTCTGATGCAGATTTTCTTAAGCGTAAGAATAAGTTTAGCCCCGAACTGGGTATGTTTGTTGGTATGCTTGACGAAATGTCCATTTTTAAAAGTTTACATTGTATAATGCATTCCAAGGATGTAACCAATCGTGAAATCTGTGCGATGAATATTGGAGCTGCGCTTAGGGAATGGTTTTTCTTTGGTCGCGAGAAATATGAACAGCGCCGGGGTCAAATGCGTGAAGTGTGTACTAGAGCAAAATTGTGCTGTCCAGAAATCGATTGTTCTTTCGATGATATGCTGCAAAAGCATATTGAAAAGTACAAACTATCTTTCCCTTCCACTAGGGTGTTTTAGTTAAACAGTGAAAAGGTGGTATGTGTAAT